TTGTTTGCTAAAATCAACAAGCCCTTTGCGTCGATATACTATTGTCCAGAAAGCAAAATGCAGCTTTCAGAAGCTGGCTTTGATGAGCAGCCTATGCTTGTACCTCGCTTCAATAAGGACAGTGTGAGCGTTTGGGGAAGAAGCCCTGCAATGAACTGCCTGGCAGACACCAAAATGTTGAACAAGATGAGTGAGATTACTTTGCGAGCTGCGCAAAAACAGCTTGATCCACCTCTTATGATACCAGATGACGGCTTTTTCAGCCCTATTAGAACGACGCCAGGCAGCTTGAACTATTACCGCAGCGGCACTCGTGACCGCCTCGAGCCCTTGCAGATAGGCGCAAACAACAGCCTGGGGCTGAATATGGAAGAGCAAAGGCGTCAAGCGATACGCCAGGCGTTTTATGTTGACCAGCTTGTGCTTGACCAAGGGCCAAATATGACGGCGACAGAAGTGTTGAGCAGACAAGAAACCCGCATGAGAGTGCTTGGCCCTGTCATGGGCAGATTGCAGTCTGAGCTGCTGCAGCCAATGATTGACCGCGTGTTTGCCATTATGATGCGCCAGGGCGCGTTCCCAGAGCCACCAGAAGAGCTGCAGGGCGCAGACTATGATATTGAGCTAGTCAGCCCGTTAGCTAAAGCGCAGAAGCAGATGGAGCTGCAAAACACGCTTCGTGGTGTCGAGGTTCTTACACAGGTCGGGCAAATCGCACCTGTGATGGACTACCTCGATGGAGACAAGATGGTCGATTATTTGATTGATGTCATGGGCTTGCCAGCACAGGTGGTTCGCTCAGAAGAAGAGGTGGCAATTTTGCGCAGGCAGCAGGCACAACAAGCCGCACAGCAGCAAGAGCAACTAGCGCAACTGCAAGAAGCTGAGATTGCAAACAAAGTTGCGCCATTACTGAAGGCCCAGCAGCAGGGCTAACATGGAAAAGCTAGAAAGCCTTTTAGGCGCATATCGTCTTGTTTTTAACACAGACGAAGGCAAGGTCGTGCTTGAAGACCTTGAAACAAGGTTTCATCTGTCAGCATCTACATTTGAGCGAGGCGATCCGCATTTCAGTGCCTTTCTAGAAGGACAACGCAGTGTGGTGCTGACGATTAAGAAAATGATGGAAGAGAGAGGCACTGCAGAACAAGACGAGGACTAAATGGACGAGGCAATTCAAACAGAATCTCAACCAGAAACACAAGAGCAGCAGCCTGCATCTTTCATAGATAGTTTGCCAGAAGACTTGCGTAACGAGCCTTCACTGAAAAATTTTACTGATGCTGGCTCACTAGCAAAATCTTTTGTGCATGCACAGAGAATGATTGGGGCTGACAAGGTGGCACTGCCAGGCAAGTCAGCGACTGACGAAGAATGGCGCGGCGTTTATTCAAAGATTGGTATGCCTGCAGAGGCATCTGGCTATGAATACGAAGCTGATTTTGACGAGCAAGAGCATCAGTCATTCAGAGCTGCAGCGCATGCGGCTGGTTTAAATGTCAAGCAGGCGCAAGCAATGGCTTCGTTTCTTGACAGCCAGGGAAAAGAAACACTGCAAGGCTTTGAGGAGCAAGCAGAGATTGCACGCCTGGATGGCGAGAAAGAACTGCGTCAGGAATACGGTGCAGCATTGGAAGATAAGCTAGGCCGCGCAAAAGGCGCAGCGATAGCGATGGGCCTGCCGCACGAGTTTGACGAGCAGGGCAACGCTTACATTCCAATGTTTGACGAAATTATGCTGGCGGATGGCAGGGCGTTGGGCGACCACCCTTTTATCATAAAGCTTTTTGCGAACCTTGCAGATCAGATTGGTGAAGATACCCTGGAAGGTGCAACAAAAGAATTGGTTATGACACCCGAAGAAGCATCACGGCAAATAGCTGAGTTGACTGCCCAAGGGATGCCATACTGGGATTCACAACACCCCGAACACTCAAATCATGTGAGCGAGGTGTTGCGTTTGCGGGAGTTTACAATAGTTCCCGTTGAAGGATAAGCATTAGCCCCTTCTGCATGCCTGTACAGTCAGGTCGATTAGCTGGCGTAAGCAGCAAGTCACGGCCCTGCAAAGGACAACCAGACGCAATTTACCCTTCAACTTTGTGAGAGGAGATGTGCGATGTCTGCACAAATCACCACTGCATTCGTGAATCAATTTTCAGCGAATGTGCAAATGCTCTCGCAGCAAATGGGTTCATTGCTGCGAAACGCTGTTGATGTTGAAACCATCAACGGTGAGAAGGCGTTTTTTGACCAGGTTGGTCAAGCAGCGGCTGTTCAAAAGACCACAAGAAACTCTGATACACCCGTCATGGAAACACCCCATGCCAGGCGTCAGGTGTCTCTTAAGGATTTTGAATATGCCGATCTGATTGATGACCAGGACAAAATCCGCATGTTAATCGACCCAACATCAACCTATGCACGGGCAGCAGCAGCAGCTATTGGTCGGGCTATGGATGATGAGATCATAGCGGCCTTGATTGGTTCTGCTAACACTGGCAAAACTGGTTCAACATCTGTAGCACTGCCAGCCGCGCAAAAAATTGCGCATGGCTCTACAGGTCTGACCATTGCAAAGCTGGTAGAGGCCAAGCAAAAGCTAGACGAAAAATCGGTTGATCCAAGCATCACAAGATACATCGTTTGTTCACCAAAACAGATTTCTGATTTGTTGAATAACACGACTGTAACTTCGGCTGATTTCAACACGGTTCGTGCGTTAGCCACCGGCCAAATATCTGATTTTGTTGGCTTTTCCTTCATCGTGAGCAATCGTCTAACAACCGATAGCAACTCTGATCGCCAGGTTATTGCCTGGGCTCAAGACGGATTAAAGCTTGCTATCGGCAAAGAGCCGACTTCTCGCATCGAGGAACGGGCTGACAAGTCTTATGCAACCCAGGTTTATTACTGTTCTTCTTTCGCCGCCACAAGGATGGAAGAAGAAAAAGTAATTGAAATAGCCTGTAGCGAGTAAAGGAGACTGAAAAATGGCGACTGTTTACTCAACACAGCGCACGAACTCTCGTGCAACTCCTGTGGTTATGAACAAGGCAAATGAGCTTGGTGGTCGGGTTCGTGTTGCTCATGGCGTTTATGAAGCGTCTTCTTTGGCATCTGGCGATGTTATTGAGATGTTCATTCTGCCTGACGGCGCACGGTTGCTCCAAGGCTCACTGGCGCATGATGCTTTAGGCTCATCAACCACATTGTCTGTAGGCTATGCCGCACACACTAACGCTGCAGGAACTGCAGTGTCAGCAGCGGCTGCAGCATACAAGGCAGCAGCGGCCTCAACCGCAGCGCAGAAGGTAGACATCCTTGCTACCTTGGCTTTGGGTTCTGGCACAGAGACAGATACAAACGAAGATGGTGTAGCTATCACGGTCACAATGGGTGGCGCGGCTGGTACAGGCACAATCGAAGTGACTATCATGTACGCTGTAGACTAAATCTGAGAAGGGGGCAGCAATGCCCCCTTTTTATTCTTAGGAGTTTTTTATGCCTTCAGCCGTTGATATATCAAACGCTGCGCTAAACATGCTGGGCGCATCTAACATAATATCGCTGACAGAAGACAGTAAAGCTGCGCGTATTATAAACCAGCGGTTTGATGCTGTGCGCGATGCAGTGTCTCGCAGCCATAACTGGAATAGCTTGATCAAACGCGCAGAACTAACACAACTGGCAACAGCCCCTGCATTTGGTTATGCGTTCCAATATTCACTGCCGCCAGATTGTTTGCGTGTGCTAGAGTTTACCAACGGCACGCTGTCATATCCGCAAGACAATATTTTTAACAATAGCGGTGGCCCTGTTTATGTCATCGAGGGTCGCAACTTATTGACAGACGAAGCAGTGGCAAAAATAAAATACATTGCTCGAATTGAAGACGCAAACCTGTTTGACAGCCTGCTTGTCGAAACTTTATCAGCTCGCCTGGCCTATGAGATTTGTTATGCCATAACAGGCAGCAACGCTTTGCTGGGGTCTACAAAAACTATCTATGACGAAAAACTTAAAGAGGCCAGATTTATTGACGCAACAGAAGGAGCGACAGAACGGTTCGAGGCTAGTGACCTTATAGAAAGTAGGTTCTAGGCATGGCTCGTTCTGCACCATCAATCTCGAGCTTTGTTGCTGGTGAGATATCGCCGCGCCTGGAAGGTCGCACAGAGCTGGACAAATACAGGGCTGGCTTATCAGAGCTACTCAACATGGTTGTCCACCCGCATGGCGGTGTGTCACGCAGGCCAGGCACAGAGTTTCTGGGCGAAGTAAAAAACAGCGCAATAAAAACAAGACTTATACCTTTCCAATTCAAAACGACTGACACATACATTCTTGAGTTTGGCGACAGCATTATGCGCGTCTATCGCAATGGCGGTCAGGTTTTGGATGCTACTGTTAATATTACAGGCGCAACAAAGGCAAACCCTGTAGTCATAACAGCCGCTGGTCATTCTTTTAACAATGGCGACGAGGTGTTTATTTCTGGCGTCGGTGGCATGACAGAGCTAAACGGTAGGAACTACAAAGTCATTCTATCTTCAGCGGTCACTTTTGCGCTGCAAGACTTATACGGCAACAATGTCGATAGCACGGGGTTTACTACCTACACATCAGGCGGTACTGCCGATGAAATTTTTGAAGTGGCAACACCCTATCCCGCTGCAAAAATATTTGATTTAAGATTTGTGCAGTCTGCAGACACTATGCACATTGTTCACGAAGAGTTTGCACCGCGCACATTAACAAGAACAAATCACAACGCATGGACATTTGCGACACCAGAGTTTCTTGATGGCCCATATCTGGACATCAACACCACCGCTACAACGCTCAATCCTGGCGCAGCCACTGGCACAGGTGTTGCTTTGGTCGCAAGTGCAGATGCTTTTGTCAGCACAGATGTAGGTCGTCTGGTTTCCCTGCATGGTGGCTACGGCGTAATCGCTGCATTTACGGATGCGCAGAATGTCACAATAGATATCAAAAACACACTGACTGCAAGCACAGCGACAACAGAATGGTCACTGGGCGCGTGGTCTGACACAACAGGATACCCCAGTACAGTCACCTTTTTTGAACAGCGATTGGTTTTTGCGGCGACAACCAACGAGCCACAGACCATGTTTTTTAGTCAGAACGGTGATTATTTTAATATGGCGGCTGGCACAAATGCAAACGATGCGTTGATTTATCAGATCGCTAGTAACCAGGTAAACAACATCCGTTACTTGTCAGCAACGCGAGTTTTGACGATTGGCACAAGCGGCGGTGAGTATGTGCTGACCACTACCAATGACGGCCCTGTGACGCCGACAAATGCGCAAATACGCAAGTACAGCAACTATGGCACAGCTAAGGTAGAGCCTGTGCAAGTTGCAGATGTAACGCTGTTTCTGCAGCGAGCAAAACGAAAGCTGCGCGAGTTTCGTTACGCTGGCGAAATCAATACCAGTGGCTATCAAGCACCAGATATGACTATCTTAGCGGAGCATATTACCGAAGGTGGCATGCTCGACATGGCGTATCAGCAAGAGCCAGACAGCATTGTGTGGATGGTGCGCAATGACGGCAAGCTCATAGGCATGACTTACAGGCGCGAAGAAGAGGTAGTCGCCTGGCATCAACACGCTATGGGCGGCACATATACGGGAACGCACGAGGGCGCGGCATCTCAAACCTATGACTATGGCCTGGTCGAAAGCATAGCAACGCTGCCTTCAGAAACTGGCGAAGATGAGCTTTATATGGTTGTGAAGCGCACAATAAACAGCGCAACCAAACGCTATATCGAGCGCATGAAACCTTTTGATTTCGGTGAGAATACGACAACTGCTTTTTTTGTTGACAGTGGTTTGGGCTACAGCGGCAGCTCAACGGCTACACTATCTGGTTTAAACCATCTTAACGGACAAAGCATAACAGGGCTTGTAAACGGCGCGACGCATCCGAACCGCACAGTGAGTGCTGGCGCAATCACCCTGGCAAACAACGCCACCACGGCGGCATTTGGACTTGGCTACAACAGTCAGCTCAAAACATTGCGCATAGAAAGTGGATCGGCTGATGGCACAAGCCAGGGCAAGCCCAAGCGCATTCACGCTATAACGCTGCGATTACACGAAACCGTAGGTGTGGAAGTTGGCAGCAGCACTTCTGATGTTGACCGCATACCGTTCAGATCGTCAGCAACTGCAATGGGCTCTGCCATAGCTTTATTTACAGGCGACAAAGAAGTCGAGTTTGAGGGTGGCTTTGATGAAGATGACCAGATAGTCGTCAGGCAATCACAGCCCCTGCCTCTGACGCTTCTGGCTATTTATCCGCGTATGAACACTTTTGATAGGTAGGTGATTAATGGGTTGGGGTACGGCAATCGGGATAGGTCTGCAATTATACTCAAGCAGCAGAGCGCGTAGCGCGGCGAACAAAGGCGCGGCGCAAGCTGTCGCAATCGGCAACAAAAATGCAGAAATTATCGAGCGCGACATTGACATAGCAAAACGCCAAATTGAGATTTTGTACGAAAATTTGCGCATCAGCAATGAGCGCAAACGAGATAGTTTTGGAGCTGTTCAAGGTAGCGTTTTAAATGTTGCCCTTGGCAGCGGCATAACGAGCAGAGGCACACCCCAGGAAGTGCTTATAAAAAACGCCACTGAGTTTAATTACGAGCTGGCTATTGATGATTACAACACAAGCATAGCAGTCGAAGAACAAGAAGACTTAATAGAAGAAGCAAAGTTGCGTGCTGAAATTTCTCGCATGGGCGGCATGGCAGAATCAAGCGCATTGCGAGCGCGTGGCACGCAAGCATTGCTCACAGGCTTTAGTAACGCAATAGGGCTTGCTGACGAGGAAGGCTGGCTAGGCTGATGGCTAAAATACCGCTATATCGTTCTGAATCACAGCCAACACTTAAGACAGGCAAAAGAAGCTGGGGCGCACGCATGAACAGCCGCCCGTTTGTCGAAAGCATCATGGCTAATGCAGAGACAAGCATTACGGCTGCTAATTTGTTTGCAGAACACTTTATCGCTCGTGACAGAACAGCTCGTGAGGCTGCGGCTGGCAAAGCCTTGCTGGCAGCAGAAACAGCAATGCAGTCAAAAATGACTGAATTGTCGCGGGTTGCAGACCCAGAAAATGTGTTTGGCAGTGACATCACAAAAGACAGTAGCTGGCTAGGGGCTGTCGGTGACATCAAATCACGAGTGCGTGATCAGCTTGATAGCGGGGCGCGTAAAATATTCGATTTAAAAATTGGGCCGATACAATCAAAGTATTCTGCAGCTCTGCAAACAAAAATCGACAGCCGCGTAAACCAGCAAATATTGGATAGGTTCGAGGACAAGGCGGTGGATTTTGCTGAGACTTACAGCGATGTGAACTCAGATGCAACGCCGTTTCTCTACGATGCAGAACTGATAGACTTGCAAAACACAGGCAATAAATTAGTCAGCCAAGGTCGTTTGACGCGAGAAGATTTAAACACGCGAATAACAGAGGTGCGCAAAGAGACAGCAGAAAACGCAGTTGTGTTATATCTGACGGGAAGCAAGACACCAATAGATGACGCCATAGGTTTGGCAGAGGGTGAAGAAGAAGCAATCAGAAGAATAAAAATGCAGCCTGGTGGCTCATTAATGCTGCACGCTTTAAACAACGCTCCAGATGAGGCGACGCGCCAGGACATTGTTGAGGCTGCGCTCGAGCAATCTTTCGAAGCCTATGATGCGCGGCAGAAGCTTTTAGGTGATGAGCAATCAAAAACAGACCTTAAGAATGAGCAAGCTTATAACAGCATTTTCTCAAAAACCAGCGAAGAGGCGCAAGTTATCTTCGACAAGTTAGACCGCCTGCAATACATGTCGCCCCAGGCACGCGCAGTCGCAGAGGCCTACATACGCGGCTTTGGTGTGTTTGCGGAGTTTGATAATGACAAAGTTGTAAAAGATTTAGAGACATTAATTGCAAACCGTGCGCTTACCTTAGACAAACTGCTGGAAGCTGCGCCAGAACTTACCCTGCAATCATTTCAAGCCTACAACACCAAGCGCGAAACAAACCGTTCAGCAGGCGTTACGGCTGCCCTTAAAGAAGCAACGGTCACTTTCAGATATACGGAAGAGATGGGGGCAGATATCGAAGCCTTCGAGCAAGGCGCACGGTCAGCCTATTACAATGTGCAGCGTCAGCTTATGGATTGGGAATTGAAAAACCCAGGAGCATCTGCCGCACAGATACGCGAAGAAGCGCGTAACATCATAACTAATGAGCGCAAAAATTTAGCAACGATTGTAGAGCTTGAACTCACATCTTTACTGCGAAGCATAGAAAGCAGAACAAGTGGTCTGACACTGCCAAGACTGCAAAATGGCAAATATGATTACATAGGTGTGCGGCAAGCTATGTTGCAGTTTCTACAGTCTGGGCCAAATAGACAAGTTGAAGGCGCAACCCAGGAATTGAATTACTACCTAGATATCATAGGGAGCTTGATTGTTGATGGACAGGAGTGAGTTTGACATTGATGCAGAGCTAGAAAAATACGACTACGCTGCGGCTGTGCGCGATATTGGGTTTGAACCGCACCCAACGATGGCAGGCAGCATCAATGACACTTTCGACATGCCTGTACAAAATGTCGATGATTTTTTTGTAAAGCTTGGCAATCAGACAAAAACGATTGCTGACGAGACAGCCAGGACTTCTGTGGCTGCGCCTCGTCAAATTGCACAAGAGGCGATTGATTTTGGCGTGGACTGGTTTGGCGAGCAGATGAAAGACTTTTACACGGTCAACGGCTTCGCGTCAGATGACCAAGTGAAAGCAATATTGCCACAGTCCATGACCCAGTACGCCAAAGATAAAGGAGTGCCGCTGGAGCTGCCACTTAAAAGCTTTCAGCCAGAAACGGGCATAGGCACAACTGCACGCGAGCTGTTGGCATATATAGGCGGGTTTCTGCTGACCAAGGGCAAAGGAACTGCACGCCAGGCAGGCGATACAGTGATTGACGACATGGGCAGACACGCAGGCACATTGCTGCAGGGAGTGCGTGGCAACACAGGCGGTGCTATGTCACTCAATGCGAAAGAAGCAAACTTGTCTGAGTTGGCTGTTGAGCTGGGTTTTGCTGATGAGCTGCGGGTTTATTTTGACGAACAAAGCATGGCAGACCGCGCAGCAGAAGGCATTGCAGATCAAATAGCTATGCGTGCAAACGCCCCTTTGGATGCTGACTATGAATTGACAGCAGAACAGCGATTGAATCGCAAAGTTGACACTGTGGTTGAAGAAAACGCGCTTGGCGGCATATTGGCAACAGCGATAATGAGTACAGCCAAGCTGTTGAAAACTGCCGCTCTTGCGCCAAAAACATCTGCTGGTTTGACTGCTGGGGCAACTGTCACCGCGTCAGACGACGCAGAAGGCATGCCAGTGAGCAGGCTTGCACGCACCATGCGGCAAGAGCAGCGTGCAGGCGAAAAAGTGCCTATGACAGAGGACTTGCGCACTTTTCGTGAAGGCCAAGAAGTAGAGGTAGAAGATACAACGCCTGTTCGTGCTGTTGATGAAGATGAGCTGGGGTTTTATAGCCAGGCGTTTCGTGCTGCAGAAGGTCTGGGTATGGACAAAATGACCAGCCAGCAAGCAAAGCGCATGATGTCAAAAGCTGGTGTGAAGCCAGACGAAATGACCTGGACAGGTTTAAATGATTTGTTTGCAGAAAATGACACTGTGACAAAAGACCAGCTTATAAAACATCTAGACGAAAACCGCGTGCAACTGCAAGAAATACAGCTTGAAACAGTGGATAGCAATGTGATTGATAACGCAGTAGCCGAATACGATCAAGTGATCACAACATTCAGAGATGATTTAAGTGAATATAGGACTATAGATTCGCGGGATTATTACGACCACAGAATAGAAGATTATAGCGATGAGCTGTCAAGATTAACAGACCCTGACGAGTACCTTTTTAGAAATATTGTAAGTGAGTTAAAGACAGGAAATTTTGGCAACAGATACCCAGAGGAATTTGAGGCAGAATGGTCAGATAATCTGTTTCGCGCAATCGAAGAGCATGGCGACGATTTTGCAGAAGTCTTAAAGAAAAACAACCCAGAGCAATTTCAGTATATTGGCAGCGATGTGGAAGAGGCCATCGAGAACATTGCACGAGAAGAATATTTAAATGAGCCTGTTATAGAAATGAGTGCGCGAATAGCAGACGATTCGGGCGGCTCTGTCACTTACACAATAGAAGGTAATGACGACCCCTACGGCTACACTATTTTTAGAGATGGAGAGGTTGTTGTCGATGGTGGCGAAATATACAGCCTCAACGAAGCTTTAGTAAGAGCTGAACAAGAGGCTATGGAGCGAGGTGATTTTGATTTTGCTGGTAATTTTGACGACATGACAGACCCAGACGGAAGGCCAGCAGGATACACCCGCTGGGAAGAATATAAAGAAGACGGCGGTAAGAACTACAAAGAAATGCTGCTCGTAAATGACAACTATAAAGGCGACCCAGACAAAGCAAAATCGAACAAAACAGATTTGGGCGCGTTTCGGGAAAGTCACTACCCAGAAGAAAACATTATCTATCATGTACGCACGACAGACCGCGAAGCTGCCGACGGCGGCAAGGTTTTGTATATCGAGGAGTTACAATCTGATTGGGCGCAGCGTGGCCGTTCCCGTGGCTTTTTCAACCCAGATGCACGCGACCCAGATGCTGTAAAAGCAGATATTGTTGACATTGAAAAGCAAAAGGCAAACTTAGCCCCTGGTCTGCAAAGAGAAATTCGCAATGAAAGACAAAGACCTAATCTAAACGACATCACGGCTATTACCGAATACGACATGGCAAACATGAGCCCCGAATACAAAAAGCTTATGGCAGAAGAAAAACGACTAAACAAAGAGCTTAATGTCGGACGCTCTTTGCCGCGTGGCCCGTTTGTGGGAACGACAGATAAGTGGTCATCGCTCGCAATGAAGCGGCTGTTGCGCTACGCATCTGAGAATAACTACGACTATATTGCCATTACACCAGGCCAGGTGCAGGCAGACAGATGGAATAACGAGGGGCTGAAAGTGTTTTACGATGATGTGCTGATTAAAAACATCAACAGCATTATCGGTAAAATAGACGCACAGCCAGGGCAAATGTCATTGTTTCCTGGCGTGAAGGACTACCAGGTTGGCAAAATAGACATTGACGGGCTGGATGATGGGCCTCGCAATGTCATCAAACTGACGCCACAAATCAAAGAAGCATCCAAAAAGGGTTCAGCATTGTTTACGCCAGCTCCTATTGCAGCAGGGGCTGGCGTAGCAGCAGCGGCAAAACAAGAAGCGCAACAACCGCAGATGTAGGCTTCACGGATGCCGCGAAATAGGTTATATTAACTTTACAATATGGGTGCGTTTACGCGCCCTTTTTTTATGGGCGTTTCATGGCAATACCACCAGAACAACAAAGCGCGATCAACGATCTGCGCCAAAAGTCGCTTATGGACATTGTGCGGCTTGGGCCAGAAACGATGGCAGGCGACCCCGCAGAGAGCTACGATGTAGCTAATGTCCTAACCCCTTTACTCAAAGGCGCAACCAAACTCTACGGAAAACAAGCACAGCAGCGTGCCACTGACGCCGTGCCAAATGTTGACGGTGTAGGAAAGCCAGCTATTGACGCAAAACCTCGCGTGCCAGCCGAAGGAAATTTAGAGCCACAGGACTTAGGATATAGAGCAACCCAGGACAAGGCGGCATCAGATGTGTTGTCACCAGAGGGTCAGGAAAAATTCAAGGCTCAAAATAACAGGCCTACTGATTTATCGCTGGAAGGCCAGCAAGATCAGCAGATACTAGACGAAGCAGCCGCAGCAGTAGATGAGCTGTCACCAGAACAACAACTGCAAGAAACTGTGGCTACAGCGCAGCGCGGCGCAATCAATGAGCAGCAGGGCTTTAAGTTACAAGAGAGCAGTACTGGCCTCGCAGATGAAGGCCAAGCAATCGAGGTGCTTGAGGGCGCGGCTTTGGGCAAGCGTTACTTGCAAAGCATCAAAGAAGGTGCGCCATTTAATTGGAATTTTATCGAAGAGCCTGACGATGTAAAGGCTCTGATGCAGGCTGTGTCAGATTCCATGCCAGAAGCGCAGCTTGCAGCGACACGAGGCCCAACGGTTGCAAACGCACAAACGCTTGAAGAAGCGCAAACACAGCTTGCAGACAGCCTGGGCGTTACTAAAAAAATACTGAAGCGCAGCGCAGGCACAACCTTTTCTAATGCAGCAGACGCCACGGCGGCGCGTATCTTGCTGGCTGACAGTGCAAAACGCCTGGCAGAATTGTCTGCAAAGGTGGTGCGGGGTGAGGGCGGCGATGCCACAATGCTGCAGTTTAGGCGTCAGCTTGCAATCCACAACGGAATACAGTTACAAATCAAGGGCGCACAGACAGAGGCAGCGCGGCTGCTACAATCTTTTCAAATCCCTGTCACTGGCGATTTGCCAGCAAGAGAAGCAGCGCAGTTACGCAGAGACATCATAGAGGCTTCTGGTGGTGATAAAAAGCTTGTACAGGCAGCGGATGGGTTGTTGCGTGCAGCTCGTGAAGGCGAGGGCGCGTTTAACCAGGCGGCTGGCAGAGGCATTTTAAGCAAGGTTCGTGACGGTCTAGAAACGCTGTATATAAATGGCCTTCTGTCAAACCCGCGCAGTAATTTCAAAAACATTTTAGGTAATGCTTTTTTTATGGCCTACCAACTCCCAGAGGAGTTTTTAGGGGGCATATATGGCACAGCAGAGCGCAGCATACAAAGGATGCGCGGAAAGGATGTTGATTACACAAAGCAAATGTATGCCGCTGACCCTCTCGTCAGAATAGCTGGTTGGTATAAGAGTTTTGGAGATGCCTGGGCTGCTGCCAAAGTTGGTTTTGACACTGGCATGCCTGGCAATCAAATCAGCAAGATTGAGTACAACGCCTATAGAAGCGCGGGCGATGACATAAATCATACAATATTTGGTCGCTCGATGCAGCGTTTATACAGAGCTGCGCAGCTTCCATCTAGGTTTCTCTTAGGGGGTGACGAGTTTTTTAAAGTGCTTTCACAAAATGGTGAACTGTTCACAGCAGCGCACAGGCAGATGAAAGCGGCACAGGCTATGGGCATGTCGCCACAGCAAGTGCAAGACGAAGGCATGATGGTCATGTTGAGCCCACGCATGATGCGTGAACAGCTCGAGCTAAAAAGCAGTTATGACACCCTCATGTCAGACCTGGGCGCAATAGGCGTTGGCATGAGCGCGTTTCAAAATACACTCTTAGGGCGGTATATCTTGCCATTTGCAACCGCGCCTACAAACGATATTTTGCGCACACTAGAGCGTATCCCAATCAACCCAGTGCTAGTTGCACGCATGTTGAGCAAAGACCCAAAAGCCAGGCAAAAGGCTGTCGGGCAGTTTACTTTTGCTGGAACTACCTTTGGCCTTATTTCGCACTATGCGATGAACGGTCAAATAACAGGCGGCAGGCCAACAGACAAAAAAGCCAGGGAAATGCTGCCGAAAGGGTGGCAGCCTTATAGCTTTGTGTTTCGTGGCGACGATTTCCCCGTTGATGAAGACGGCGACCCGCTGCCAGTTTTTGATAGCTATGGTCAGCCAAACGGCCCTTTAAGGTATGTCAGTTATTCTGGGTTAGGCCCAGCAGCGTCTGTTGTTGGTTTAACTGCAAACGCTCTAGAGTTTATGTCTCGTGCTAGGTCAGCAGAAGATCGCAACAGCATTGCTGCTGCATTTATCTTTGCAGCAACCGACTATTTTAAGGAGCTGCCGTTTTTGCAGGGCATGTCAAATGTGTTGCTGGCTATGCAGCGTCAGGATGCGCAATACTTGTATAGCGGCCCTCTTGGTTCTATGAATTTTGTGCCTGGTGTGCCAAACCCATACAGCGCGTTGAGCAGAGCTGCAGAGCGTGTTTTCGATGAAAGGCTTACAAAAGTCAGTGTAGACTTTGATATTTACACTGAAGAGGATGTTAAAAGCCTGACCGACGCGGGTGCGCTGCCTAAAAATCGTGAGGGCCAATATGATTTTAGATATGTCGGTCTGGCGAAAAGCGACTTGTCCACACAGTTTTTGGAAGCGGTAGAAAACTTTTATCTGCAAGGTTACGCAACTAATGTGCTTTCTGACGCAAACATAACGCCAGAAAATTTTAACGCTGAAGTGCCGATTTACGACACGCTAGGCAGGCTGATTACAGACGGGCCGTCTTTTCAAGAAAATCCTATGTTGCGGTTATTCAACTCGATGTCGCCTATAATGATAAGCAACAGCAAGGCTCAACCAGAATACATCAAAGAGTTAGCGGCTTTGGATTGGCCTATACCAGCAACGCCCAAAAAATATCTAAAGGTTGATTTGACTATAGCGCAGCAGAGCTTTTTGACCTGGCTGGCAAAAGGCGATGAAAAGGACATACCGCCTGGGCTGGCAGCTCTTAAAGATGATGCAGGCAGGCAGTTTGTAACATCGCCAATAATCATCAGGGGCAAATCATTTAGGGAAACGCTTGAAGACACAATATCTGGCATAGGGCCAGAAGGCAGGGCTTACAGAAAATCTGACATGCGCGGCAAACGGGCATTAATCAATCGCATACATGACAGATTTATGGACGCAGCCTGGCAAGAGCTGACTAGCTTGCCGACCTTCGAGCGACTGTCAACTGCAGCGATAGATGTCGAAAATCTAATTGAAGAGGACTTTAGAATCAAATGACTGTAAGCAGCACAACAACCAAAGTAAGTTTGGCTGGAAATGGCACGGCTCATAGCTTTGGCTATACCTTTAAGATTTTTGCTGATGCAGATTTGCAAGTTTTTATCCGCAGCAGCACAGGCACAGAAACACTCAAAACACTAAACACGCATTATATTGTAACGGGTGCTGGTGCTGACAGCGGCGGGAATGTGTTGTTTAAATACAATACAGGCAACAACTCTGACGCTCATTATAGTGCGACAGATCACAGGCCGCAGTCAGGAGAAAGCGTCGTCATAAAGCGCGTGCTTACACTGACGCAGGGAACTGACTATGTAGCGAATGACCCGTTCCCAGCAGAAAGTCACGAAGATGCTCTAGACCGTTTGACATTTATTTCGCAACAGCAACAAGAAGAGCTTGACCGTTCTATTAAAGCATCTGTTGGCAACACGATTACAGGTGCAGAGTTTACGCTATCAGCTACTGATCGCGCTAACAAAGTGTTTGCTTTTGATGCGAGTGGCAACCTCAGTATTACTCAGGAGCTTGGCACATTTCGCGGCAACTGGGCCGCAAGCACGGCGTATGCAGCGCGAGACCTGGTTAAAGACACAAGCAGTAACAACATCTTCATAGTGACAACTGCGCACACATCCAGTGGTTCACAGCCGCTAACCACGAACGCAAACAGCGCAAGTTACTCTTTGATTGTAGACGCTGCCACCGCCACGACATCTGCTACGACTGCAAGCACCGCATCAGCAGACGCTCAAAAATTAGCAATAAACGCAGAAGATTCGCAATTTACCCTTAGTGACAACACACAAGGATTTTCAGCCTTGCATCACGCGGCTAAAGCTGCGGCTAGTGCTACAAGCGCGGCGACTGCTAAAACAAACGCAGAAACAGCTTTGTCAACTTTCCAGGGCCAATATCACGGAGCTGCAGGGTCTGACCCAACAAGCAACCTAGATGCTGGCGATTTGTATTTCAACACATCAACTGGTTTGAAAGTTTACAATGGTTCTGCCTGGGAAGACATAAAGCCTACTACTTCTGAGCAGACGAACATAAACGCAGTAGCGACCAACAATACCAATATAAATACGGTTGCTGGTCAAATTAGCCCCACAAACAATATTGGAACGGTTGCTTCTAGTGCTACAGACATAGGCACTGTGGCTGCCAGGGATAGTGACATAGGCGCACTAGCGGCGATTGCGTCTGATGTCACAAGCCTGGCTAACGCTATAGGTGCTGCAACAACCTACGCAGTCACGGTTGCACAATCTGGCGGGGTAAATGTTTTTTACATTGACGGTGCGGCAAATCCTACGCTGACGCTAGATAGAGGCAATACCTACATTTTCGACCAGAGCAACGCCAGCAATGCTGGACACCCTCTAGCCTTTAAAGATGGCAGCGGCAATTCTTATACGACAGGCGTGACAGTTACAGGAACTGCAGGCCAGGCTGGCGCAAAAGTGACCATTGATGTCGCGTCAAATGCACCATCCACTTTGCGTTATTATTGCACGGTACATGGCAACGCGATGGGCAACACTATTTCGGTGGTCAATTCAAACCTGGCTACGGTTGCTTCAAACATTACTAATGTAAACAATGTGGGCTCAAACATTACTAATGTAAATTCAGTGGGCGGCTCTATAACAAACATTGATACAGTAGCTACAAATCTTACCAGCGTTAATAACTTCGGTGATCGTTATCGTGTATCAGCCAATGCACCTACAACAAGTCTTGATGCTGGTGATTTATGGTTTGATACAACAAATAATGTAATGAAAGTGTACGGCAGTTCTGGTTTTGCTAATGCTGGATCGTCTGTCAACGGCACATCAAATCGCGCAGACTTTGTGGTCGGCACTTCCTCTGGCGGCTACAACGGTTCAACAACTGTATTTCCAATAACCTACGATGCAGGCTTTGTAGATGTTTATTTAAACGGCATAAAGTTGCAGCCTGCAGATTTTACAGCAACAAATGGTACAAGCGTAACTCTTCTCTCTGCTGCTCAGACAAATGATACAGTTTCTCTTGTTGCATTTGGCACATTCAATGTTGCCAACTTTAGCATCAACGACGCAAATGATGTTAATACAGGGGGCGTATCAAACGGTCAGGTGTTGGCATTTAATAGTTCAACATCAGACTTTGAGCCAACAACAATATCTAGTGATTTAGTAAGCGATCAAACCCCCCAGCTTGGTGGCACGCTGGACACGAACGGACAGGCGATTCAGTTTGGTTCGAGCAAGTGGACGATTGAATTAAGTGGCGACAATCTCCTGTTTAAATATAACGGCACTGCCAAAATTAAATTTGCATCAGATGGTGAGATTGTATCTGTCGATGATGTTACTGGTTTTGGAACTATATAATGGCTATAGCATCTTCGGGCGCAGTAAGTTTCTCTGACTTACGGACTGAATTTGTGGGCGGCTCTGCTGCCATTTCCTATTCAGATTTATATCGTGGCGGCTCAAACATTCGAGCAAAGGCAGCTAATAATACTGGTGTAAATCTTGCTGCGTCTGTGCCGACTAGCGGTACGATTAACATTGCAAACTTCAGAAGCCAAGCTAAAGGCTTTAGATTTACATACACATCTGGTGCAACTAATCAAAATGCGTCTTCACTTTTTGGTGATGATTATGCTGTAGATTACCCAAAAGAAATTGTGATCGACAGTGGTGTCGAACTAGGTGCAACAAGCACATCAGAAGAAGCATTACAAATAGACACTGGTGCATCAGGTTCTATCACAATCACAAACAATGGTACTCTAAGCGGTGCAGGTGGTGCGGCTGGTTCTGCTGGTGGTGATGCTTTTGAAGCAGATGTTGCTTGTGCATTAATAAACAACGGGACTATTAGAGCTGGCGGTGGCGGTGGTGGCACTGGTGGTCAGGGCAGTTATGAATCTGTAAATTACCTGTACAGCTATTCTCCCTATACTTGGATGATTCGTGTCTCAAGCGGCAAGGTTGAGGTTAGGTGGGCTGGCGTGAGATATATAAATGCGTATATCGGAACTTCGACTACCTCTTATGGTCAATGGCGCAGAGGTAACTATGTTGGAACTGATTCTACTTTTGTAAAATATTATGTAGGTCAAGCGTCAACATCATATTCTAATGGCGGCTCTGGTGGTGTTGGTCAAGGCTATAATCAATCAGCAGGAGCAGGAACTTCTGGCACTAACAACTCTGGCAATGGTGGCACTGGCGGTGGTTTTGGGTCTGCTGGTTCTACAGGGGCAAATGGTAATTCAGCAAACGGTTCATCTGGTGGCGCGGCTGGTAATTATATTCGTGGGCTTAGTTTTGTGACGCTCACACAATCAGGCACAGTTCAAGGGGGTACGGCATGACGCAGTACACAGTAGCAGAAATCAATAACAATATAGCTAAGATTCAGTTTTCTGATGGCACATGGACATTTTTGGAATTGAATGCGGATATGACAGAGGTCGATTTGGATGACGCGGTGTTTGCTATAACTCCACCTCATTTAAAGACAGGCACTGGAACGCCGTCATTTTTAAGTGCTGGGCAAACAAGAACAGCAGCGGTAAGACCCCCTGCTGAAGAAGAGGAAGGGGGAGCCGAATAATGACTAGAGCAAGAAACTTTGCAGATGTAATTAGCGGTCAGTTTGATTTACCTGTTGGTTCATTAGACAATGCTGTAGTTGGTGATGGAGGAATTACAACGGCAAAATTAGCTGATGCTGCTGTCACTACTGCCAAGTTGACTGATGCAAATGTTACCACTGCTAAACTAGCTGATGCAAATATCACTACTGCCAAAATTGCAAATGACTCTGTAACATCTGCAAAGGTTGCTAACTCTGTTTATCAAGCAAACAAAAACATGATAATCAACGGTGATATGCAAATAAATCAACGCGGAAATTCAACAGGTATAACAAGCAGCGGTTATTATTCTTGTGATAGATTTAAATTCACGATTGGAAATGCTGGAACTTGGAGTATATCTAGAAGCACAACAGCACCTACAGGATTTTCTTCATCTTATAAAGTAGATTGTACTACTGCTGATGCGTCTCTAGCAT